ATTCGCGCCCTGGATATTCCCGCTCGACAAAGTAATCATGGCTCTCCGTTGAAAGCCCCCAGCCGAGGCCGGGGGCTCGTGTGTGTGCGCCTTCGGGCTTCTTACAGCGCGAAAAAGTCGTACTCTTGCGCAGCCGGGACAGCCGCCGAACCGGTCGAGTTAAGGAACCGGATGCGGATGATGCTGGCCTTCCCGAGCGAAGTCCAAACCACAGAGCCATCGGTCGTGGTTGCGCCACGGCTCTGGTTGAATGCACCCGCGCCAATGAACGTTGCGGCAGTTTCGCCGCTGGTCGTGCATTGATACAGGTAGCCGTTGAGGACGCAATATGAGGCCGGGGTGACACCGGCGTTCACGTCGGTCGAAGTGCCGGGATACAGCGGGTTGATGACATCGACTCCGCCAATCGAGACGCCGACCGTTTCGGAAGTGCCATCGGGGCGGATGTAATCCACCGCCGACTGCTGACGCCAGAGCGAGCCTTGGTTGCCAACGACCAGCACGTAGTCAAAGGAGTCGTTCGCGCTCACCGAGGGCAGAGCGTTCTGGATGCCGGACCGATCGACCACGGGCACCGCTGCGCCAGCGCCATAGATCAACACCTGGACTGCGGTCGTTGCGATTGGGAAGCCGGTGATGGTCGTGGTGCCACCCGAGCCGTTGCTCACGGTGAAGCTGGACTGAGCCTGAGTGGTGGAGTTCGAGGCCGCGTTGAGCGCCTCACTGCCGGAACCGTTGCCGGAATAGACGCGCCAGCCGATCACAGTCGCGCCGTTGGTGGGCACGGTGGGCTGGGTGACAGTGACCGCGCCGGTGGCGGCAGCGATGCTTGCGGTGGCCTCCGCCGAAGGCAGGGACTCACCGTTCTTCGTAATCCAGGTGATCTTGACCGCTGCTGTGGATTCGGCCAGAGAGCCCGCACCGGCGTTGTAGGCGAGCGATGGCGCGGCAGGCGCGGTCGCGCCGAAGTCGGTTCCAAAAACCTCATAGAAGGCCTTCGGGTTCAGAGCGCCACGGAAAGACGAGTTATAGCCGCGCTGGGCGGAGGTAACGATGTTGGGCATGTTGTGTGTCCTTTGGGGTCTTCGCCTGAGGCTCCGAGCCCATGGGGGCGTTAGAGCCCCCACCTACAAATGCATCCCGTAGCTCGTTTATCCGAATGACTCAATTTCCTGGACGATGTGATAGAGCGGATGCTGCTTTGTAAGGATGGCCTTGTCTGTGATCGTGCCGTCAGGGTTGGTGATTGGGCGGTAATCCCAGTAGGCTGGGTGGATGAAGATGCCGCAGTTGTTACACATGCCGCGCGGGTGAAAATCGGGGTAGTTATGTTGCAGCCGAATGGCCCACTTCTGGTTCTTGTCCTTGTGCGTGCAGGCGGCCTGGCGGGCCTTTTCGGCCTCGGATCTCTCCATTTCCTGTTTCTGCCATTGCTGCTTTTCATGCAGTTGGCGAGCGAGCTTGGCCGGGTCTTCGTACGGCTTTTGTGCTTCGCGGAGTTTCTCCGGCGTCAGAGCGATTGACTGGAGAACGGGGGCTAATTCCTTGAACATTTCGCGGACGGCGTCTCCCACCAGGCCACGGACGAGTTCTTTCGTTTCCTCGTTCATAGGTGCTTTTTCGGATGCGGGCATAGAAATGAGACCTCTCTCAATTAAGAGATCCATAGTCGGACTTATTAAATGACGTTAGTTTTATTCGAAATGGGCTTTCAGGTTCCGGTGCACGACTCCGGTGGCGTGCCGGTTGCGAAACGGCTCGGTGTAGATCCACCAACGATCGGAGTTCGCATTTTGACTGTGGCCAAATTCCCTCACGACCTGGTCCCATGTGAGGATGCCCTTCGCCATCAAGCGGAGCAGCACCGTGCGCCAGCCCCAGCGGGGGACATCAGGCAGATTGCGGGCGTCAACGGTCGTCCAACTGAATTCGGTGAGCCAGCCCTTAGTCACCTGGCAGACGAATACGAGCTTGCCGTTGCGCTGGATGTAGAGGCCCCAGTCATCGGGGAAGTTGATTTGACGCTGAACGATAAGGCGCGGCTCCAACTGACGGAGCCGGTGCAGGAAGCGACTCGAATGGACGACCTCGCCCTTGCGGCGCTCGAAGTCTTTAAATGAGGCTTGGTCAGAGAGGCGATATTGGTCAAGCTGGGGCTCGATCTTTTCCGCCTTGTATTTCGCGAGCGCGATGTTACCGGGAAGGAAGTCTTCGGCGTGCGCGGGAAGGACAGCGGGCATTACGAGACCCCCTGGGGTTCCGAGGTGGTAGCGGTGCCGAGGCGTGGAACGAACACGACGCGGTTCTCCACCAGGTAGATTGCAAGTACGCCCCCGGGCTCGATGATGTCGCCGGTCTCTGGCTGGCTGGCGTCGCTCTCGGTCGTGTTGTACGTCGCATTGATATTGGACGTGTGCGCGACGATCACCGTGGGGTGACCGTTGTATTCGTTGGCTAGAAACTCCATGAGGATCGTGTTGCGGTTCTGGAACTGTTCAAGGCTCTCGCCCCCGGGAATAACGAGCTTCGGATCTTCCACGTACTTTTCGAATTGCCGCAACACCGCGTCCGTCTTTTTCTTCCCGGCGAACTCACCGATGTTCCATGGGCGCAAGGCGGGTTCGACGGAGAGATAGGGGCAGCAGACAGAGCCGCCGTCCATGATGTAATTCGCGGTCTCCACAGCGCGGCTCAGATCGGAGCAAATGACGCGGCCAATGCGCTCCCACCCGAAGAAATTCCGGATGGCCTCACCGGCCTGGCGGCCTTCCTCGTCCAGGCGGAAATCAATCCAGCCACGGAAACAGTTCGAAGCGTTTGCTTCGGTGCTGCCGTGCCTCACGAGATACCCAAGAGGCCTCTGGAAAATTAGGCTGTTTGGGATCGAATCAACATTCATCCGCTGCTCCGGCAAAAGAAAGGGATGGTCACTTGGGCCATCCCTTTTGGCAAACATCCCGCACACCGGGGATCTTGATTAGGCAACCAGTTCGATCGACAGGCCGGAGAGAACAACCTCGTCACCGGCTGCGCCCACCGACAGAGTCGAGGTCACGAAGAAGTTGAGGTCGTTCTCACCCTGCAGGCCGGACACGGAAGTGATGGCCGCAGCGGCAACCAGGGAGTTGTTGACCGTGGTTGCGGCCTGAAATCCCTGCAGCGATACCGATGAGCCCGACTCGGCAACCGCCTGCAATTCGGCCACAAGCTCGAAAGCGCCGGTCGTTGAATCGACGGCCTTCGCGCCGGTTGTAGCGATCGCGGTCGCGCCGGTGAAGCTCGTGGCAGTCAGACCGGAGATCGAGGCCTGCGGAACCTGATAGAGCTTGATGGTGAGGTTTTCGGAGGTGTTCGTGTCGGCGAATCCCCACGCGCGGACGCGGAACGGTAGGCCGGTGGAGACCAGGGTGGATAGGGAGAAATTGCCGCCGACGAAGATGCCGGGGTTGCCAATCGACAGCGGGAGTACGAAAGAAGAGATGCTGGTGATGGGGTTGCCATTCACCTCGAACGCGGTCTCCGTGGTGCTGGTGCCGGTCTCGTTGGGGGCGAGCGTCTTTTCGATCGTGCCAGCCACCTGCGTCTGGAAAGTAAGGGGCGAGTTGCTCATTTTTTGAATCCTCTCTCGGGTCGCCGACCTTCGGCGCAAAAACCATAGTTATGGCCCGGCGTAATGCCGGGCCGATGTTAAACGGCGCTTACCTCTGCGCGAACGCGACGGAAACCTGGTGTACCGTTGGTGTTCGGCCTGGCTACGCAGCCGAGAAACCAGTCATAGCTCACGATCGCCTTGACCTGCCCCATCGGGTTATCGAGCGAGATGTCGTCGTCAGAGAGGTGTTTGACATTCACCTTAAAGTTGTTCGGGTTACGCGGAACCTTCTGACCCATCAACTCCGACGCCAGCATCGCTTCGCGGCCCACTGTGTAACATCCGTAACCGGTCTTGCCGTTGGATGGGTAGTTGGCATAGGTCGGCACGGTCTGTGTACGGATGACTCGGCAACCAGCCCACTCCACTACCGTGTAGCCCCGGGCCATGTCGGTCTTAAAAAAAGAAACGTCATTTCTTTTCAGGACATCGACTGCCGACCCGGCGGAGTTATCGCTCGTGAAGTCGTAGTACATGTAAGGGTGCAGGACGGTGCTGTAGAGTCCCCCGTCACGGCCCGGAACGGCGTTGCCTACAAGCTGCGCCTCGCCCTTGCGGATCGTATTTGAGAGCAGAAATTGATTGTCTGCCAGATCGATGCGGGCAGCCGATTGTGTTGCGGAGGTAGCTTCGAACGCGTTGAAGGCCACCTGATTGGCAGTGAGCGCACCACGATAGCTCAGTTCATTGGCAGCATCGAAGGTGACATCGGCCAAAAACATGGCTTCGGCCACATTCGAGATCCCGATCCAATCGCCAAATTCGTCCGCATAGGCGTTGGAAACAACCTGCTGCAGCGAGAGCGACGGAGGGGGAACGGCCTCGGACACTGGGCCACTGGCCGCGACGAACGGCGTGGTTCCGTAGAACTGCTGGTTGCGACCGGAGCGGCGAGGCAGGGCGCGGAAATCGCAAAGCTCCTCAAGAGCAGGGGTGTTGAACTTCCAATTTTGGATCGCGGCGCGGTTGTAGCTGACCTGTGGGAAGGCCGCCAAAGTCGAAGACTGAACGCCGGGGGTAAGTGAAGGCATGGTTGAGTACCTCTTCTGAATAAGGACTCTGAAAGTCCATTTGTTATCTGCGTTGGGATTCAACCAGGAGTTGGTCGGGATGCTGACCGTTCGCCAGCGCCGTAGTTTTGTAAAGCTCCATGATTTCCCGCGCCGACATGTCCGGGGTGATTTCCGGCACCTTCGCCGCGCCGGTGTTGGGTGCACGATCGCGCCCGGCACCGCCGACCAGGCCGAATACGGAGGAACCGCCTAGCTTCTTTTTCGGCTGGGGTGCGGGTTCTGTTTTAACCTCTGCCTTGGGTTCGACCGGGAAAATCAGGTTCTTGGTCTTCATCACCTCAAAGGCCTGATTCAGAGAGTCCAGGCTCGGCTTGTTCTGAAGACCCAGGTCCGCGATGAGGTAACCGAGAATCTCACCGTTCTGTTGGCCTCCATGCCACTCATCCTTGTGCGCAGCGATGAACTCCTTCGTCGCCGATTCCCACGCATCATTTGCTTTCTTGCTGACCTTCTCGTTTACCACATCGCGGAGTTGCTCAACTTTGACGCCCTTCTTTTCGAGATACGCGTCCAGGGCTCCGGTCTTTTCGAGGTATTCGTCCAGGCCGATCTTGCCCATTTTGAAGTCGAGTTCAAGAGCGATCTTCTGATCGGCGGTTATCTGCTTGGGACCAGCCGTGCCGGGCTCCTCTTTCTTCGGAGGGTTGGTTGCATTCTCATGGGCGGCGATCGCGGCCTTCACCTGCCTATTGATTTCGGCGGGGGAGTCACCTTCGAAGGTATATTTCTTGCCTCCGATGACAAACTCGTCCACATAGGCGAACTTGGCCTCTTCCGCCGTCCCTTCAGACTTGGTTTCAACCTTCGGCGTTTCCTTCGTTTCCGGCGAGGCGAAGCGCCCTTCGGCGTCGCGCGGCCTGGTGTCACCCGGGACAGTGAAGCCCTGCTTTGCGGCCTCCTGTAGGACGATAGCGCGGATTTCCTCCGCAGTTGTTGCCCCTTCCAGGGCTGTCTGAAGTTCGGGGCTTTCTGTCATTTCGCCGGTTGGTGTGATTTCCTGTTCAACTGTTGCAGCCATAAATTGTCCTCTCAGTAGGTCCCTGGAATTCTGGTGTCGTACCTTGTCTCGTCGATGTGTTGCAAAACTTTCGCGCGAAGCTCGTCCGCCATGTCGGCTGCGTCGCGGCTGTATGGGTCGCCGGAGGTCGCATTGGCATCCCTAACGGCAGCGGCTTCCTCGATACCTTCTTGAATCGCGTGCGCCATGCGCCCGAACAACATCTCGTGTGACTTCTTTGCCGCGCGGAAGGCGATGCTCCGGGCGTTGAGTTCGTCTCGGTCCCAACCTTCGTATCCCACCAGGGCGTCCTCAGCGAGTTTCACGGTCTGCTCCGACAGCGCGACCAAGTCGTTGAACCCCGGGTGCGCTCTCAGGGCGATGAGGCGGTTGGCCTTGTCGATGGTCAGAGTGGTACGAGCCTCAAACGGCCTCTCCAATGAAATCGCCATTAGACCTCTCCCTGTCCGCCACCGCCGACGAAGTTCTCGTCAGATTGCTGGAAGGCGGAGCGCGACGCGCGGTTGAGTGCGTCTTCCTCAACGGAGTGCTGGTGCTTTTGGTCCTGTGCATTGGCTTTAAGCGTCGCTTCACCGGTCTTCAACAACAGGCGATTCTCCGCCTGGTTGTTGTCAATTTCCTTCTTCGACTCGGTCTGCAGAGAAATCATCTGCGCAGCCGGAGGCGGCTGATTCTGGCTGGCCGCGTACCGCTGCTGATCTTCGCCGGTCATGGGCTGGATGATGTTTTCGCGGTACGGCAAGCCGGTCGAATCGATCAGCGCCTTGTAGAACTCACCGAGGTTGAGCTTGAGCGCCTGGACGGCGAGCATCTCAACGGTGTTCGGGCCTTGGATCATGGTTTGGACAAAGCCCGTGAGGGAGTTCAACTGCTGACGGGCGCGGAGGCGCGACGCAGCCGACACGGTGACCTTGTACTGGCCGTTCGCAACGGACAGCGGATCGACCTTCTTGAATGACGCGGAGAGTTCATCGCTCAGCCACTGCTTAATCTGAGAGGGCTTCAACCGGTGGTTCTGTTCGATGATGAACTCAATGAACGGCACGAAGACGTTGTCGCATATTTGGTCGATCAGGTCGGTGGACTTGACGTTTTCGCCACCGATGATGGCGTTCGCGGCGGCTGGATTGCGGAGGTCACCAGGCTTGCCGGAGTTGACACCTTGCGCGGTGATTCCCGCTCCTGAAATTTGTGAGGCCCATGACTTAATCTGCTCAATCATGGCCAGCGGTTCCATGCCAACTGAGTTGCGAGTTAGCGCCTCGATCTTCTTGCCCGGATCGGCCTTCATGATCTTGCCCGGGAAAATCCACTGGGCTTGCGCGGTGTTGTTCATCCCGGCCTCAGTGGTGTAGGTGCCCATCAGGTTCAGGTTCACATCATCGAAAAAAGCATTGACGACGCCCTGCGCGATGCGCTGATAATCCGTCAGCCAAAAGCCGAGGCCGTAGCCATAGAAGGAGTCGGGGGCCTCGCGGAACACGAAACTCAGAAAAGGAACCGCGTTCTCAGTGTGGGGCTCGTTAAAGATGACGTGCTGGTTTTCCAGCACCATGACGTGTCTATACGGGGTCCAGTAGTCGAAGACCTCCCAATTTTTCCCGAGGGGGTCTGCCTTACTGCGGTCGTAGTCTTCCGGATATGCCTTCTGTGGCGTCAACGAGTACTGGTAAAGCGGGCTGTTTGTGCTCGCGCCTTGCGTATCCATGACGTTGGACGGCGTCGTGTCCAGCTTTTGCGGTGTGGTGAGAGCGATGAGTTGCTCACGCGTCGGAATATTGAACCCATCGACATCGCGGAGCCGATCCAGGTCGTAGGTGTTCGGGTAGATGAGTCGCCCAGCCCAGCCAGCGGTCCAAATTTCGCCGCGACGACATGAAGGATCTACGCGGAGCCGACGAACGGGAACGTGCTCAAATTTCGCCTGGTTATATTCGATGATGTGATCGACATAGGGCTCGACATCGTCGTCATTCCCCTGTGGAATCGTGATCGCGCCCCCGGCGACGGCGACGCTGGTGTTTTGGGTCTTCTTTCGGAGCTTTTTCACCTCTTGGCGATACTGTTCCCAGCCGATATGAGCGACGCCGGTGCCGTAGAGCAGGCCGTCGTAAGCAACGTGCCGCATTTCCTGCTTAAACGTGCATCCACGAGTCCCGCAACGCTTGAACTGGGCTCGCACCAGGGCTGTTTCAGCCGCAGCGGTGTCTACATCGGTGCCGGACGTAGGATCGAGCATGAAAGGCTGGTAGCCAGCAAACAGACTCTCCTGCACAACGCCCAGCATCGAATAAAAATGCTCCGCGAGGATCGGTAGGCCAAGGTGGGAGCGATATTGATCCGAGCCTTTCCATTTAATGGGGTCCACCCAAGCACGGAGCATCAGTTCTGCGAGGTTCCATGTGACGACAAGACCGCGCGACATCTCGAATTGCTCAGAAAACGCCCTGTTTTGGACGGCCTCTTTGAGCATCGAGGCGTCCGAGCGGTCTTCATCGGGAAAACCAACATCCCATTTTTCGATGGGGAGGCTAGATTCGCCCACCGGCACCGCATCGGGGAGGTCGATGAGGCGAATCTGCCCGAGATTTCTAAGACTATTTGCTAGGGTGTCTGCCGCCATGATGCCTCTAATAAGTCAATCCCGTAGTCCGAACACGATTAACTGCAATTAACTAATAGGTGCCCGGGATTCGGGTGTCGTAGACAGTCTCAGCTTCCTCATTCTTGTGCAGACTACGGATGAAAGCGAGAGCCGAGCCCCCATCTGGCATTTTCGGAAGGGCCTCAGCAGCCAGACCGGTGGGGCACTCGCACACTAGACCTAGACAGTCGGCATGATCGTCATGCTTGCCGAGTTTCGGCCACCTCTTAAGCTGGGTGCAGAGGATGTCGTAACCGGGGATGTGGCCGAAAATCCATAGACGACGCTGTGCGAGAAAGCCTTTGATGGAGCCGATCCGGATTAGCTTCGCATCCTTCACGTTGCTGACCTTTTTCCACTCGATAGGGAGCTTCTGAAGGCCACGGTCACGGGCGAAGAATTCGAACACGGTGTTGTACGTTTCCCATGCCGGAAATTTTTCCAACCAGACGACGCTCGGTCGATGCTTCAGCATGATCTGGAAGAGTTCGTGCGCGATCTGCATCGAATCCCATTTGCCGTGGACGCAGTCCACCACGAACAGTTGGCTTCCCCACCAGCGGACCACCATCAGGACGGTTGAGTCGCGCTTTTCATCGCCGACATAGGACAGGTCACCCATCACGAAGCACGGGGCCTGGAGAGCGCTCGGATACTGGTTTTGGTGCCAAACCGTCTGCTTGCCGATCAGTTCCTCAGTAAAGGTCTGCTCACCTTCGGCGATGGGGTTGTTTTCGTATTGACACGCAAACATTTCCGAGCCCAGCCGGATCTTTTCCGACTGCAAAAACTCCACCGTATGGCCTTCCGTGCGCCCGTCCTTGCAACGGAACCTCTGGAAGAGAACGCCGCGAGCGCCGCTGTCTACAAAGTGAAGGCAGCCGCAGCCCATTGCACACGGACCGTCCAGGTCACGGTCGAAATCGTGTTCCGCGTCTTTGTGTCCGCACGTTTGGCAGATTTTGACCCAACAGGATTTGATCGAGAAGACCCACGGGTTAGTGCCCAGTTCGGCAATTTCTTTCTGGGCAAGCTCCTGGATGTCTTCGTATAGGTCTCCGAACGAATACCTGGTGCCAGTCACGTACATGAAGCCATCCGGCGCAAGTAAAGGGCAGATGTCCTTGTAGGCCTGAATGCACTTTTGTAAAAGTTTTGGCGACTGGTAGTTGCTTTCGTTCACCAGGTCGTCAACAAAGATGACGTCAAAGTGCTGCGAGGCTTTGACCGATCGCGCAGTCGAAATCTTGAACGTCGGCTCGGCGAACGTCGTGTTGGTGCGGCATGGCACGGTGAACTGGCCCGGCGACCCGATGTCGTCGCCCACGAATTCCGGAAACAACTCACGGAACTCCTTTGTCGGCTGTTCGAAAAATCGCCGGACCCGATCTAATTGGAGTCTCGCGAGGCCGTCACTGCCAGAGAGGAAACAAATTCGGATGTTTGGGTAGTTGAGAATCAGTTGGATGATTTCGACGATGACTCCCGAAGTCTTAAACAGACCCCGCGACCACAGGATCATCCTCTTTTTCTTTTTCAAGTCCAGGTCGTAAAGCGGGGTGCCGGGGGACTTGCGCAGCATGACCTCGAACAGCCATTTATGGGGGATTTCCTGGAAATCCATTCCCATGACTTCGGTGCTGAGATACAGGTGATCGGTCAGGGCACGGTAGCGTTGATCGAGCCAGCGCTGCTGTGCGGACGGGGAGAGGAGTCTATAGGCCTCTTTGAACTTATCGGGAAAATTGGTCAGGTCTACTGTGTATTTCATGCACCCGACCTCTTAATCCGAGTCTTTCTTCCCCTTCAGGTAGCTCACGCTTTCGGCGATTTCGCGAAGGAGGGTGATTTGCTCTCTGCCCTGCTCCTGCAAGGTGGTGAGGCAGTTGGTGCGCTGCAGGGTTAGCTCGCTGTCGATCGACCGCATGGTCTCCCAGAGGCTTTCGAACTTCTTGAAAGCCTGCTTTGCCAAAAAGAGAAGTAGGCCTGTGACAATCGAAAGGAGCACACCGCAGACGCCATACACGTATCGCACCGGAATGAATTGGATAAGTCCGTCCATCGGGGCGGCTCCTTAAGAGAACAGACTTACCTGGACTTTGGCCCCGGTGTTGGAACAGTCCACGAAGATGCGGCTAGCATCAACATTCTGGGCCGCGACTTCGGGTCCGCCGAACCAGATGTCCTGTTGCACACCGCCGTATAGCAACTGCGCGGTATATTGCGAAGACGACACGTTGCCGTCGCCGACGTAGATGGCCTCTGAACTGTTGCCTTTGTCGGCTTCGAGCCGGACGCCACGGAACTTCTGCGTCGGCGCGGGCGCGGTGTTGCCAGCGTCATCAGTGGAGCCGACGTTCGCATGGTTGAAAGGAAATGAGAAGCTGTTCTGCCCCGGGTTATTCTGACTCAGGGTGACCGGCTTGCCATTGAAGTAAGTGCCCGTGGTGAATCCCCACAGCGTCACCTGTTGACCAGGCGCGTAGCCGGTCGCGGGTAGAGAGCCCAACACGATCGTCGCGAGGCCGTTGGAGATGGAGAACGAGACGGCGGCAGTTACCGGCCC